TTCTTGTAAGTGTTTTAGTTTCTTTTAAGAAAAACCATAAATCTTGCTGCACTCCATAACGATTAATAAATATAATTTTTTTACCACTTCCATATTTAGTACATTCTATTCGTTTTATAGTTGATGGATATGTACCACCTATTGCTGTTGAACCTTGTGCAAAACTAATTACTTGTATAGAGTTTGCAATAGTTTCTGGTACTTTACCAGTAAAAGCAGTAACACCAGGAATACTTTTTGGATAGTATAATTGTACTTCGTTTGTATCTGGGTTTTTAGAAATTAAATAATTAGCAGTTGGTAGTGTTGGGTTTGTGTTTTCTTCATAATATCCGTAACCCTCAAAACCTTTATCAACAAATGTAGTTACTAAACCAACTACTGAACCAGTAGCATTTAAACCACTATAATTTGTTAGTGTTGTAGTTATTGCTATTTCTTGTGGTACGTATGTTGAATCATAATATATACTTAAATAATCTCTTGCAAGTTCCGATATATCAAAGTTTACAGTTGTACTTTTTCTTACATTTTTTATTAATGAATATCTTGAAATACTATCAATAATAATTTCACATAGTGTTGAAGCTACACCACTAACTGGTATTTCTTTGTATTTAAATTGTGGACTTCTTAAAGCTAATCTTGCCATATCTTATTTTTTTGCTGCTAATACTATTGCATATTCTACATCTACTGCAAATGCTTCTTGTAATTCTTGTGGTAACTTTTCAAAACCCATTTCAAATGATTTTGTAAAAAACATAGTTGCCTTAATTCCTTTTTTCTTTATACTATCAGCTAATATATAACCCATAGTTTTATATGATCCAAACCTACCCTTTTTATCTCTTGGTTGTAAACCTCTAAACTTTGCCCACTTTGAAAAAATACCAGTATTGTATTCTAACCCTCTTAAATTACTACTTGGCTTATAACTAAACGGACTGTTTTTATTTTCAATGTAATTACTATTAACACCCTTAACACCCCTATCTTGAAATTCCCCATAGTCTTGCATCATAAAATCAATGATAAAACCATCATCAGCTTTTACAAAATCATACTTTAAAGAATTATATAATTCACTTGTATAGTTTTGGTCTTTTTTAGTTAGTCTTGTTTTTGACTGCTGGATAACATATTTAGAAAATGATTCTAATGCTTTTTGTGTATAGATAGTTTTCATCAGCAGATAGTTATATCATTGTATATTAATATTTCTATTCCACAAGACCATCCTGCTAACATATTTTCAAACCTATCATAAAAAGGTTCTAATGATGGGTTACCCTCTAACTGATACATATCGGTATGCAGTTGCCCTTTTCTTAAATTTTGAATCAGTTTGTTTAATACGCTTAACTGCGTGTTTAAAATATCTTGTTCATTGTTGTTACCTACGAATCTATCAAGTGTTTCTGTTTTGCTTTGATCCACAATATCACAAGCAATTACTGTAATGTTAAATCTTAATACTTGTTCTTCTGCTACTACGTTGTTTACTATGATATGACCTAAAGGAAATATATCTTGTTTGTTTAAATTCAATTTAGAAACATCACCAGTTGAAACAGTATTGATATTTGTATCTGCAAGTAGTTGTTCTTTTATTGTTTCCGTTAATTGATAAAAACCTCTTATACCTTGATTCATCTTTTGAATTTACTTTTAATTTGTTTTGATTCTATTTCGTTTTTTTCCTTTACAAATGATAACATCATAAAACATTTATGCACCCCTAATTCGGTGATATCTTCAAGTCTTGTAATATCCCCATTAGCGAGTGTGTATACTGACTGATACCATCCCCATTTTCTGCTAAAATTTGCTGATGCGTTAAGTTCGTTTCCACCCCCAGTTCCGAATAGTTCAGAATAGTTTTCGATAAGTCTATCCCTAAATTCCACAAAAAAAAAATTGATGACAAAACTGCATCCATTGGCATAGCTAATAAATTAGCACTTGTATCAACATTGTATTCTTTTATTGAATACCTATCTTTTAATTTGTTTTCTATTGGTCTGTATAATACGTTCATTGTCTTTTCCATATTTTCCCAATCTGCAATGTAAGTATCTACATCAATATATTCACCTAATGTTAATTCATCTAATTGTGGGTGGAAGCCATATTCAACACTATCAATTTTAAATCGTTGTACCAGCTTTGGTTTTTGCTCAAACAATAAATTGATCTTGTTTGTAATTTTATCAAAGTCTGACATCTTCAAACGCATCACGTTTTTAAGTTCAATATCACAAAATATTTCAATAGCTTTAGCATTTAAAAAATGTGATTCTTCTGTTTGCTTTTGGATATTTAGAAACCTTTTGTATTGCCCTAAAGTAATATCAGATAACTTTGTTGGTATTTCAATATTAATATTCATATCTATATAACGTATTTATTTAACTATTTTATAGTAGTAAAGATAATAAAAAAAAAGCAGCCATTTCTGACTGCCCTTTCCTTTCATAAAAAAAACTAACTACTAAATCATACTTGCTTCAAAACAAGTTCCAGAACATACACCTTTATCGGTTTGCATTGCAGCACCACATTCGCTACATTCATATTCTGCTTGTTCGTGTGGGTTTAAAAAATCATCCCAACTCATATTCCAAAAAGTACTGATGCTAATGTTCTACCTACAAAGTAGCACAATGCGAATATTAAAAAATACTTTGTTAACTTCTTAAAAATCTTTGCTGCTTTTCCAGCATTACTTGGTTTGTCTGTTTTCATTTTGTTATGTTTTTAATTTGTACTATGTCTACCGTTCCATATTTTCTATGTACGTTTCTTAAATATACTTCAGCACAATCAATTTGTTCTTGATCATTAGAATATAAATAAGTTTTCAATTGCTCGTTTATTTCTGTTAGTTCTGTTTGCATAGGTGCAATATATAAAATATTATTTAATTAACAAAATTGTTAAGAAACATAATAAGTTCCCCTATTAGGGTTTTGTAATTGGTATGAAACACTATAACGTATTGCATCTATAATATGGTTAAATTTATCTTGTGGTGTTTTAGACTTTTTCTCTAACCAGGAATAGTTATTAAGTTCTTTAATTAAGTTGATACTGTTTTCTTCTATTACTAAATCATAATCTTGTAATAAAGATATTCCATAAGTTATAGATCCAGCACCTTTAATTGATGCAACTACATTACAACCCTTTGCTTTTATTTCATATATTAATCTTGGTTCAGCACTATCTGCTACTATTAAATTGTTTCCAGCGTGTTTTAAGTTCAGTTCAGCTATTTGTGATGTAGTAAGTGCTTTTAAGTAAAAACATTCCTTTAAATAGATTATTTTGTTTGTAGTATCTATATTGGTTTCTACTAAAGTATTTTCATCATTTGCAAAACCATAATCTTGACCAAAGACTGAAACACCTACTTTTTTAAATTCACCTATTGACCAGTTAGTAAATATTACACCCTCTGCTTTTTCTAACCAACCACCTAACATTTGATGCTTGTATTTATTCGGTCTACGTATTTTAATGCTTTCTATCTGCTCTAAATAACTTTTTGATAGGTTTTCTACATTATCTAAATAAGTAGTGTGTATGTACGTTGTATTGCCTTTTGTGGTATTACTACCAGCTTGTACCCCTTTGTCTTGAAAAAATCTGTTGTATATCCAATGTTCTTTTGTAACTGGGTTTAATATAAGTATAACCCTATTTTTATTTTTTAGGTTTCTAACTGATAAGTCTATTTTATCAAATATGTTTTCATCTGCAAGTTCTTCTGCTTCATCCATTACCCAAGTAGATATATTTGTAAGTGATTTTAAGTTTGCAGTTTGATCACCACTTGATGTTTTGATACCTTTAAATATTATCTTACTTCCAGATAGCTTATTTATTATTTCGTTTTTAGTTATATAGAAATGGTCTTGTAGTTCAAGTGTTTCTATTTTGTCTATAAATTCTGGTATTATAGATATGTATGCAGATGATAAAGTAAATCTTGTAAATAGAATTGTATGCCCAGCTTCAAATGTTAAAAGCAAAAGCAATAGGTTAATTGAATAAGACTTACCAGAACCTCTACCACCAGTTACAATAAAATATCTTGCATCTGATGTTTTTATTGGTTCGTACTTTAAGTTTACATCTATCACTTAAACCTTATAATATCTTTAAAGTTTATATTAAAACCCTCACTTGAATTTATATCTACTGTTTCTTTTGGTTTACCATATCTATAACCAAAGTATAAAGACATTGCACGTGAATCACCTTTGAAGATTTGTTTACCTAATGTTTTGATCACTTCATCATTGTCAATTAGGTTATCTAATTTTTCAATTAGTTTTAGTTCATCAGCTTTCTTTGGTCTACCTGCACCCTCTCTTGCACCCCCGTTATTTTTTCTTTTATCCATATTGATAGTATTTTGTTTATTCAATTATATAACGTATTAAAAGTTAAGTTTTAAATTAATATTATTAATTCTTTCTTTTGCTATGTTAAAATAGTTATCATCCATTTCAATTCCTATAAAATTTCTATTTGTATTTTTTGCTGCTACTCCAGTTGAACCACTACCCATTGTAAAATCTAAAACCGTTTCACCTTCATTCGTATAGGTTTTAATCAAGTACTC